GACTTTTAATAAAGCTGTATGCTATTATCATCAAGATACTGATGGTGTTACATCTGCAATATGCATGAAAGCTTACTTAGAACAGTATAAAATAAAGACTGTAGATTGTCATATGATACAATATGGAGGTTTAGAATTTGCAGTACAAGCACCACAAAAGGGTATGCTAGTTTATGCGGTTGATTTTGCTCATGCTAAACCTATATTTCAAATATGGACCGATCATCATGATTCTGAACATATAGGAGCAACAAAAGATATGTCAGTATCTTTTATTAAATCACCAGCTAATGTATCACATATATCAATGACTATATCACCTAGAGATATATTTCCATCAAGAGATATACAAATTATATCAACAGTTGATTCAGCCGATTTTGCATCACAAGATTTAACTCCTGATGATATTATGAGAGCAGCATTTAAAGTAGATAAAAAAATATCAATAGAGAAAAATCATAAAGCAATGGGTCTTGTTGTTAATAAATTGCTTCTTTCTTATAAAAATAAAAAAGGATTTCTTGATAAATTAGTAATGACAGCTAAACCATCTCTTATATCAATATATACTACAATAGTCAATTTAGCTAAAAAAGAGGGGTACAATCCTCCTGAAGAAATAGAAAGAAATCAAGCAGCATATAACGCACAACAAAAAGGAAAATCAAAAGTAGGCAAATTAAGCGATATAAAGAATATTAAATGTGGTGAGTCTATTGAAGTAGGTAACACAGTTTGCCAATACGGTGGTGGTGCAATGGGAAAAGGTAAGCAATACGACAGGTATACAGTATTTAAAAATCACCCTACAGTGGACTTCCTTTGCATAGGATGGCCTATGGGATTAATTCAAGCTTCTAAAAATCCATTTAAAGGCGGAGATACGCCAGTTCATTTAGGTAAACTTGTATTAGGTAAAGTAATGTTGAAATATAAAAGTGCACTATCTAAAGATATTAATTTATCATATCTAAAAAGAACTTATGAATCTGATATACTTAAAAAAGGTTTAGTTGGTTCTATAGGATATACATTTGATGACCTTATTAATTCATTTACTAATGATCAAATAAAAGGAATTGATTTAGAGAAGACAGGTAAATGGAAGGATATTATAAAAGATATTACTAATAAACAATATAAAGATCTTAGTTTCAAACAAAAGAAAATATTAGATACAATAAGTATTAGTGCATGGGATATTGTTATGAGTCAGAGCGGTGGCCACAAGGCAATAACTAATGTGACTAATTTAAATTTTCTTGGTAAAGGTTATACAGATATAATGAAAAAAATTATGACGGATATAGTAACTGAATTACAGAAGTATAAATTAGAGGGTTAATTATATAAATATAATAAGAGGTGATAAATGAGATTTAAAAAATATATAAATGAAAGTTCTTCAACAGTATATACTGAAAAGGTTAAGAAAAGTGATCTATCAAACGCTGATTGGAAAAAATTAGATAAATATGGTAACTTTGATGAATCACTTCCATTTTTGATTAAGATACTTAAAAAGAAAGGATATACATATAAAGGTAAAACACCTGGTAAATATAGTTCAGAGTATTGGACAAAAAAAGGAGAGAAGTGGAGAAATACTGGTGATTTTGAATTATATGATGGTGGTTTTATAGATATGGAATTAATATTAATGCATAATTGATAAATTAATGGAGAATAATATGAACATAACAGATAAGATAACAGACTATTTGAATGAAAATAAAATTGATGATTTTGTTAATAAATTTAAAAATAAAATGGGCAAAGATACCACAGAACAAACAGCAAAAGGTTGGGTTGATGGTATAGGTGAATTAAGTAAATCAGATAAAAAGAAATTATTAGGTAAAATTTTAAATTATATAGAGGCTTAATAAAATATGAAAATAAAAGAAACTACAAATAAATATTTAACAGAAAAACTAAAAGCAAGAAGTAGTAAATCAAATAAAATAGAAGATAAAGTTTATGATATGCTGTCTGGATCAGATTTTGAGAGATGGTATCCAAAAGATTATATAGACCATATAGAAGGAGCTCCTAAAGCTAAATCAAGAGATGATATCATCTCTGATATTAAAACTATGTTGAGATAAAAATAATGAGATTTAAAAAACTAATAGAAGCTACTATAACTAAAGGATATCCAGATACAGGTGGTATAGCAAGTGATGATGACTATCCACCAGGAAATATTATTATTGGTCCTAAATATAAAAAGATTTATGTAGAACAGCCAAAAACAGGTGTTAAAATTGTTAAATATATTGAAGTTGATGATTTTATGTGGGATGAATTTGATGGATGTGTTGGTATGCATAGAATGTCTAATTATGACAAGACTTTATTAACAATGATTCCTGTATATGGTGATAGAATGTTTAAGCATATGAGATGGACTGATACTAAAGGATTTGATACCGATCCTGAAAATATAGCACGAAAAAAAATTAGTCATGTTGATCAAAGAAGGGGTTTTGGTAGAAATGATGTAAATAAAAAAGAATACAAGACTACAAAAGCTAAAGATATAACTGAAATGGTTGATAAATATATAAAATAAGAAATGGTAATTTATAAAGTAACAAATAAAATAAATGGCAAATGTTATATTGGTCAAACAATATTAACAATTAATAAAAGAAAATCTGGGCATATTTATAAAAGTTTGAAAAAAAGTGATAATTGTTATTTTCATAAAGCTATTAGAAAATATGGTAAAGATAATTTTTTATGGGAAATTATTTGTGAATGTAAAACTAAAAAAGAATTAAATGAAAAAGAAATTTATTATATAAAACAACAAAAATCATATGTTAAAGAAAATGGTTATAATTTAACTCATGGTGGTGAAGATAATCCAATGAATTATCAAAAATATAGAGATAAAATTTCAAAAGCAAATAGTGGTGAATTAAATCCATTTTTTGGTAAAAAACATACACAAAAAACAATAAATAAAATTAAATCTTTTACTCAAAGTGATAATCATCCATCTATTAAGAAATGGATTTTAAAACATAAAGATGGCAGATCTTTAATTATTGAAAATCTAGAAAAATTTTGTAGAGAAAATAAATATTATTCTGGAAATTTTAGAAATGTTAAAAGTGGTAAATATAAACAATATAGAGGATGGTATTTTTGTGATAATGTATCATAAGAAACTATGAGACTTGAAAATTACTTAAATGAAAATAATATAAAAGATTGGACCGGATATATTAATAATAATAAGATGTTAAAATCCGCTGTAAAAGTATTACAGACTATTAATAAGAAAGGTTTTAAATGTTATATTGTAGGTGGATGTGTTAGAGATATTGTGTTAGGTATTCAGCCACATGATATTGATATATGTACTAATATGCCTATGGATAGAATAAGTAAATTATATAAAACTCATGATATAGGCAAATCAAAACAGTTTGGCATAGTCGTTATTAAGCAAGGGTCTTATAATTTTGAGATTGCGCAATTTCGCCAAGACGGCACATACAAAGATGGTAGACGACCTGATACTGTAAAAATATCAAGCTCTTTTAAAGATGATGCTAAAAGGAGAGATTTTCAAATTAATGCAATGGCAATTGATAAAGATGGTAATATTATTGATTATTTTAATGGTAAAAAAGATATTAAAAACAAAGTGTTAAAAACTGTAGGTGATCCTAATAAAAGATTTGGCGAAGATTATTTAAGGATGTTAAGAGCAGCTCGTTTTTCAGCTAAATTGGATTTTGATATAGAACCAAAAACAAAGAAAGCTATTAAGAAATCTTCATATCGTATTCAAGATTTATCACCTGAAAGAATTAAAGATGAAATAATGAAAGCAGCATCTCAGTCAGGAGATGTCTTTGCTAAGTACCTAAATACATTAGATGAATTGAATTTACTAAAATATATATTTCCAGAAATTATGAACTTAAAATGGTTTAAAGAAAATATGAAACATCATCCTGAAACATCTGGTTATGTAAGAAGAATTATAGAATGAGATTAATGAACTTTATAAATGAGCAATTAATAGCAGCAAGAAATAAATATGCTGAAGGGAAAAAATTAGGTGAATTAGAAAAATATGATCGTAATAATCCTGAACATGATGATCCTAAAAAATATTTGTATTTTTCAACAGGAGCTACAGTATATTCACATACCATAGAAGCAATAAAGCAAGTTAAGATTGATCAGCCATTACAAATGTTAGCTACTGCATTACATGATACAGGTAAAGGTGTTACTCTTAGTGATAAAAAAGGTTTACCTACATATTATGGCCATGCTAAAGAGAGTATTGAATTAGTTAATAGCATAGCTGATAGATTAAAAATGAGTAATAAAGAAAGAAATGCTTTGTTGTTTGCTGTAGGCAATCATATGAAATTTCATAATATTCTTGGTATGAAAACAAGCAAGATAGTCAAACTTGTTAATGATGATAATTGGGATGTTTTAGTAGCTGTATCTTTCGCAGATAGTGCATCAAGAGGTTCTTCATTTATACATGCTGGTGAATTTGAAAAAATAGTTGATAAGTGTATAAAATTAAAAGATAAATACAATATAAAAGAAGTTAAAAAAAGATTAAAGCTTGTTGATGGTAATCGTGTTATGGAGTTATTAGGATTAAAACCCGGACCTAAAGTTGGCAAAATAATTAAAGAAATATCAGCATGGGTTATTGATAATGATATAAAAGATACAAAATTAATAGATGAGAGGATATTAGAATATGAGACTTAAACAATACTTAAATGAAAGTTATACTGCTGAAGAAGTGGTTGAAATAATTAAAAAAGATTGTCCTAGATCTTATATAGTACAAACTAAAGGAGAATTTTTTTATCGTGGAACTAAAGATTCAATAAATGATATCAAAAAATTTAAATCAAGAACTGATAGAATACCAAAAGATACACCTCCTGAATTACATAACATGTTAGATAGTTTGTTTAAAAGGTATCTTGGATGGCATGCTAGAAGTGAAGGAACATTCGTTAATGGAAAAAAAGATAATATTAGTGGATATGGTATATCATTTATGTTTTTTCCTATAGGCAAATATGATTTTGTGTGGTCGCCTAGTATAGAAGATTTATATTCTAAAATAGAACAAAATTATATGTTAGAAGAACCTGAATATTTATTTATAAGTGATTATGATTATGATTATGAATATAATGAAGAATCTAGAAATGGAAAATATGAATATGAAGGTATATTATATAATAATATCAATGATATAGAAGATACTAAAAATATAACAGGTAATAATATAGAAAATGATGCTGTATGGATACCTAACATGACATTTGAAGAATATAGAGAAAAATCTATAGATGATTATGAAAACAATAGAGATACTTATTTACATGACTTAATTAAAACATATAGTAAAACAAATCTTAATAAAGCAATGAAATCAGGACATGAAGTTATGTTTAGATGTAAAGAATACTATATGGTTGATGCAAAATTCAGTAAAATTTTAAGAAAGGAATTATGGTAAAGGATAAATATGAAAGGTTATTATTATTATAAGGCGTTAAGAAAGACTATTATACAATTTTTGGATATCTTTAATGACATTTATGTTGCAAGATATGATGCAGACGGTGTTCTTATTAAGACTTTTAAAGTCCCTCTTAAATTTGCTCCAAAAGAAAAAGTTTACTATTATATTTTTGAGAATAATAAGAGAGAAGAAATGTTGCCTATAATGGCTGTAGATATTGCTTCTATTGATTTTGCTGAGGATAGGTTAGTTAATAAACATAAAAGAATATCAGTGTCTAAAGATACAACAACAAGTTTAATGTCGTCATATTTAACACCTATACCTTATAACATAACATTCAATCTTAACATATGGTCATTATATATTATTGATATTGATCAGATATATGAGCAAATACTACCATTCTTTACACCATATATTTTTATAAGAGTGTATATACCTGAATTGGATTCAACATTTGATATAAAGGTTATATTACAAGGAAGCTCATCTGAGTCAACATTAGAGATGGGTGAGGAAGATGAAAGAATTATAAAATGGAATTCTTCATTTGTAGTTCAAACATACTTATTTAAACCATTATCAGATGTTGGTATAGTTAAAAAGGTATTTCCAAGATTGTTTACTAGTAAAACTGGATTTGGGAATAGAAATACCGAATCAATTTTTACATCAGGTGCAGCACCATCTGCTGCAGCGGAATCAATGTTTCTTGAAGGAACTGGCTATGATGCTGATGCTGCAATACTATATGATTATGAGGTATTTCCTAAACAATGAGACTTAAACGATATTTAAAAGAAGATGGTAATATTGACAGTATAATAGATAATCTTAAAAAAGATTGTAAGCCATTTCTTGATCAAGTTAAGAATTCATTCTTTTATAGAGGATATAAAGGTGATTTTGTTAAAGATATTAAGAAAGTTAAATCTAGAATAGATAGACGACCATCTGATACTATAATTGATGTGCATAATACGTTAGATGATCTGTTCAAAAAAAAATTTGGATGGAAAGCAAGAAGTGAAGGAGTATTTGCTACAGGAAGTGAATATCAAGCTTGTCAATATGGCATATCATATTTATTTTTCCCTATAGCAAAATTTAATTTTATATGGTCACTTGATATTATTGATTTATATATAAAAATAAGTAAAGATAATTTTAATGGTGCATACTCTGTTACAAGAGGTGAATATAAATATGATAAAGATAAAAAAGAATTTATAACATTTGAAGAATGGAAGCAAGAAAAATTTGAAGAGCATAATAAAAAGCAAGAAGAATTTTTTAACAAACTTGCTAAATTATATAGTAAAACAAATCTTAATAAAGCAATGAAATCAGGACATGAAGTTATGTTTAAATGTAAAGAATATTATTTAGTGAATACTAGTTTAAAAAAATATTTATTAAAGGAATTATGGAAATAAATGCCAAACATAGAATTAAATAAAACCACTAGTGCTAATTTTGAATTAGTTTTTCCTGTATTACCATCAGAGACTACATTAGATGCTGCAGATGAATTTGTATTAAACATATCTAATACAACAATACCTGCTACAACATTAGATGAAGAAGAGCATAGATGGCAAGCATTTAAAACAACAGTACATCAGGGTGGTGTAACTTTTGATCCATTAACAGTAACATTTATAGTTGACGCGTCTTATAAGAACTGGAAATTATTGTTTGAATGGCTGACATATATAAATAATAATTATAATAAAGCTGATGAAGAGCATGCTGCATATGTTATAGACACCACATTAAATATAAAAGACAATTTTAATACATCTGTTTTATCATTATCATTTGTCAATATGTGGGTTCAATCTCTTGGTGATGTAAGTATAAGCTATAGAGAAGGTGAAGTTGTTACAGAATGTCAAGCTACCTTTAGATATGATAGATATGAGATAAAAGAATAAAAATAGAATAAAAATATAAATAGAATTAAGAATACAAAAAATAAAGAGAAATGTATAAATAGTATTAAAGATTTTATATATTTAGGAGGATAAACATGGGATTTTATTTAAGTCCAATAGTAGATATTAATGAGGTTGATTTAAGCACAACAATACCTGCTGTTGCTACATCTATTGGTGTGATTATATTAAGAGGGACATATAAAGGCCCTGAAAGAAAAACAACATTGATAACAAATATTGATGATTTAATCACTACTTTTGGTAAGCCAACAAGTACAGCGGATTGTTATAGAGATATTTTATCAGCTGCAGGATTTTTAAAATATGGTAATAAATTATATTGTACTCGGTCAATGGCCGCAGGTGCAACATTTTCAGGTACTAAAGCAACAAGTGGTGCATCAGCAACATTTGTCCCATATACGGTAGATAATGCTTATAAATTAACAGATTTTAATAGTGAAGATCCTGATGAATTTGCTGATGAAGTAGCACCATCTGGAACAGACCCAATGTGGTTTATAGCTAATTCAAGAGGAACAAATGGTAATAATGTAAGAATAGCTGTAGTTGATTATACTACTTATACAGCAATGATACAAGAAGGTACGCATAGTGATTGGGCAACATATTCAGATATTGTAAGTATTGATAGCCCAATGGATGATACTACTGATTTTCTTGTTGTTGTATCAGCAAAAGATCAAGGTGAAACTACATGGACAGTAAAAGAATCATGGAATGTATCAACAGATGAAGATAAAACAGATGATGAGGGTGTTAAAAAGTTTGCTGAAACCGTAATAAATGGTAGATCAAAATATATTGAAATAGCTCTTAATCCATTACAAGTTGATAATACAATAACATTAAGTACTGAAGATTATCAACAATTTGGTGGTGGTCAAATAGATGATGCTGTAACTCCTTTAGGTATAACAGATGCTATTATAATGACTGACTTAGATTTATATTCAAATGCTGAAGATATTGATGTTAATATTTTTATAGATTCTGATAAATCAACTACTATAAAACAGTATATAACAACTATATGTGGTACTACTAGAAAAGATTGTATAGGTATTTTAGATTGTTTATACGCTGATGTTGTAAATAATAGTGGTAGTGAAGCAACTGATCTTAGATTATTTAGAAACACTACTTTAAATGAAAATGATAGCTATGTAAGTCTATATGGTAATTGGCTTAATGTTTATGATAAATGGAATGGTAGATATAGATGGGTGCCAGTATCAGGATATGTTGGTGGTATTTTTGCTAATACAGATGATGTAACCGATCCTTGGTTTGCACCAGCAGGTCTTAATAGAGCCTTATTAACAAGTGTTAGAAAACTTGCATGGAATCCAACATTAGGTGAGAGGGATATACTTTATAAGAATGGTATTAATCCTATTGTAAGTTTTTCTGGACAAGGTAAAGTCGTGTGGGGCCAAAAAACATTATTAGATAAAAGTTCAGCTTTTAATAGAATTAATGTAAGAAGATTGTTCTTGGTTCTTGAAAAGGCTATAAGTACTGCTAGTAAATACTTCTTATTTGAACCAAATGATAATCTTACACGTTTGCTATTAATGAATATGATAGATCCATTTTTGAGAGATGTAAGAAGTCGTAGAGGGGTTTATGAATATCTGGTAGTATGTGATGAAACTAATAATACAGGAGAACGTATAGATAGAAATGAATTATGGTGTGATATTTATATTAAACCAACTCGTGCGGCAGAATTTATTGTACTTAATTTTATAGCAACAAAGACTGGCGTATCATTTACTGAAATACAAAGTGGTTCTGCTTAAAATAAGAGAAATAAAATAAAAATAAATGTATAAAAATATACATTAGGAGGATATATCATGGCAAGTTTTGATATAGATAGTTTTAGAGCAAATTTTAAAAGTGGAGCAAGAGCATATTTATTCTATGTTACACCAACATTTCCAACATCAATTGGTGCTGATACAGAGCAAGCAACTTATTTAGTTAAAGCTTCTTCTATACCAACACAAACATTAGAGGAAATTATAACAAATTGGCAAGGTTTTGATTATAAAATGGCTGGTAAGTATGCTTACGCTGATTGGACAGTATCATTTAATGTTGATAAAGATGCTAAAATAATTCAATGGTATTATGATTGGCAACGATTGATACATGATCCAACAAGTAATGTTCATTCATCACCTGCAGATTATATGGTAGATCAACAACTTGAAATGCTTGATCTTGATGGTACACCTATAGCTAAATACAAATTAGTAGGTGCATGGGCAAAAGAGATTGGAGCTATAACATTAGATTACGCTACTAATGAAGTTGCTACATTTGATGTTACATTTACTTATCAATATCATGTAATTGATAGAGGAGCAGGATATGCGAAGGCTGTATCATTTGCTGGATAAAAATAAAATATAAGAGGATACAATATGTCAAATTTTAAAGATTATTTAAATGTGTATGAATTTGAAACCGTATTACCTGGTAGCGGTGAGACAGTAAAATTTAAACCAATAATAACAGGTCAGATCAAAAAACTTTTAACTTATGAAAATAGTACATCAGAAGAAGTTGATATAGCTTTAGATAACCTTATTACTTCTTCTGTAATATCAGAAGGATTTGATATCAATAGACTTTATATACAAGATAGATTTTTTCTTTTAGTTGAATTAAGGAAAATGTCTAAAGGAAGTACTTATCAATTTTCTGCAATATGTCAGAAATGTAAATCACAGATGATAGTTAATGTTGATTTAAAAAATATAGAAGTCATTCCTTATAATGTTGAAAACGATACAATAAAATTAGATGATAATATATCAGTTAAATTAAAACATATAACAAGAGGTGATCAGAAGCAGTCTTTTGACTTTATTAAGAAAGGATTATCTGATACTCAAAAAATGGCTGAGATGATGATAGGATCATACGCTTCATCCATAACATCTATAACAACACCAGAAGGTGAAGATGAAAATATTGATATAGCTGATAAAATTTATTTCATTAATAATTTACCTCAAGGTATGTATGAAAAAGTAACAACATGGTCCAAAGAAAATGATTTTGGATTAAATTTCTCTTATGACACTGTATGTAGGTCATGCGGTAATAAAAAGACCATAGATATACCTCTAGAGAATTTTTTTTTCTAATAAAAATGATATATTTCGATGATAATATATCAAATATCATGGAAGAGCAATACCAATTAGCTAGAAAAATTAATATATCAGTATCAGAATCTAATATGTTACCAATATTTGAGATGGAGTCTTATGTAGATATGTTAATAAAAGAATTAAATCAAGAAAAAGAGAACTTAAAATTATAAGAATAAGAGAATGGAATGAATATAATAAAAACAATAGATAAATATTTAATGGAAAGTAAAAATTCTAGTAAAGTTGCTATTATTAATGCTATGGAAATATATTTTGATTATATGGGTGATGATCCAATATATAATAAACAATCTGAAATGGATAAAGGCGAAAATATTATAATTAAATGGATTGATAAAAATTTAACAAAATCAATACTTGATGAAAAAGATTATTCAAAAAAAGTTACTAAAATTAAAATAATGCTTAATAAAATTAAGAAAGAAAAAATTAAAAATAAACATCTTGAAATATTTAAAGAAATGTTAAGTGATAAAACAAAAAAAGAATATTTTGCTGAAGAATTAGCTACACCCGATAAAATATAAAAATATGAATATATAGAACTTAAAATTATAAATAGATGTAAGTCTCACTTTAAGCTTAAAGCTTAATGGATCGTAAAGGTCTAAAGGACGGTTTAACCTCAATCCTTTAGACCTTTTTTAATTTGGAGTAATAAATGCCTGAAAAAACAATTAATATAGAAGATATAATAAATGATTTAAGAAAATCCGTAGATGAAACTAAAAAAATTACATTATCTACAGATGATTTATATAAAAGAAATCAAGAAGCTATTGATAAATTATATAAAAAAGACACTTTCAAAAAAATGGATAATACTGTATCTAATTCAATGTCTGGTATATCTAATTCTATTAAAATGGCTTTTTCTGGTATGTCTGGAAGTATTAAAAATTTCTTTTCTAAGAAACCAATAGATGATCTAAAAGAAGAAGTAAAAAGTGGATTAGAAAATGTTGGAACTGTTACAGGTAAACACATGTCTGATATTATGGGATCTACATTTATGAGTGTTTTTGATGATCTTAAATCTGTTGCTGGTTCAATATGGAATATGAGTAAAAATGCTTTGGGATTTTTTACTGGAAATGAAGAAGATGAAACTGATAGTGAAAAAGCTACACAAGAAATAAGAGATAGTATTGATGAATTAACTAGTGGTGGTAAACTTGAAACATATAGTCCTGATATACAAGAAGCCTTTAAATTTTTGAGTGAAAATTTAGGTGATGATGCTGAAAAAACACAAGATATTTTATCTTTATTAAATGAAAATTTTGAAGAAAATCAATTGGCTAGAACTAAAGCTGCTCTTAAAGATAAACAACCTAAAATTAAATCAACACCACTTATGATGGCTGTTATGGCATTAGGTGTTTTAATAGGTGCTGTTGTAAAAAGTCTTATTATACCATTTGAGTTATTATATCAAGGTCTTAATAAGTTAATGCCTATAGGTAAATGGCTTAGTGATTTAGGATCATCATTATTAAAATTACCTGGATTAAAAACTTTTGGTAAAGGTGGTAAAGGTCTTGAAATACTTGGTAAAATTAGTGGTTTTTTTAAAGAACTTCCTAAAAGATCTAAATTAATAGGAAAATTTGTTAAAGGATTTATGAAAGGATTTAAAATTCTTGGTTGGCCTTTGACTATATTACTTGGTGTTATTGATTTTATAAAAGGATTTATGACAACTGAGGGTAGTATTATAGATAAAATTAAAGGTGGTTTAATAGGAGCTATTAAAGGATTTATAGAATTTCCTGTTAAGGTCATTGGTTGGATTGCTGATAAAATTTTAGGTCTTTTTGGTGTTGAAATAAAAGGCGGTGCTGGTAATGCGATGATGAAAGGCCTTATGTGGGTAGTTAGTAAAGCATTGGATGTAATATTATGGCCATACAGAATGCTATATAAAGGATTTAAAATGATTATAGATTTTTTTAGTTCAAGCAAAGAAGGAGAAGAAGGACCAGGTATATTAGATAAAATTAAAAAATATGCTATTTTAGGTCTTAAAATAGCATTTTGGCCATTTTATCTTGCATATAAAGGATTTAAAATGATTATAGATTTTTTTAGTTCAAGCAAAGAAGGAGAAGAGGGACCAGGTATATTAGATAAAATTAAAAAATATGCTATTTTAGGTCTTAAAATAGCATTTTGGCCATTTTATCTTGCTTATAAAGGATTTAAAAAAATTATAGATTTTTTTAGTTCAAGCAAAGAAGGAGAAGAGGGACCAGGTATATTAGATAAAATTAAAAAATATGCTATTTTAGGTCTTAAAATAGCATTTTGGCCATTTTATCTTGCTTATAAAGG